CAAATTAATTTTAATACAGACGAACAATTTTACATACAAGGATGGCCTAGTATTTTAAAAAAAAATCAATATCATAAAGAACATTTTCACGAAGCACATGAATTTTCTTTTCTTAGTGGAAATATTATATTAACAGATAATAAAACCACAACAGATTATTACATACACCCTAGATCATGTCAGTTTGGGTATTACAAATGTAAAAATTATCCTGGATCTATTACAATATTTTCTTCTTTTATTCCTCATAAAGTTGATACAATTGAAGATGAATTTAGAATGTCTATTGGCTTTAATTTGTATACACAAACAGGGCTTAATTATTTTAATAAAACTATAGAAAATCAAGATCCTTTATCTCCAATTAATTATGCGGTTAAATTTTAAATGAAATACGATTATTTTTTAGAAAAAAAATTTTTTACTCCAAAAGAAGTTAAACAAATTTTAAATCAATTTAATAAATGTGCACTTCCTAATTTTTTTGATAACCCAGATCCAAATGCTACAAAAACAGCAAAAGTTAAAATATCAAGATACTTACATCTAAAAAAATTATTAAAAAATGTGGTAGAATTAACACACGATGTAAACAATAAATATTTTGGTTTTAATATTCCTAAAAAAAATGACTACAGTGTGATTCACTTAAATGAATATATATCTAATAATAATGTTGGTTATGACTGGCATACAGATGTTAGTAGAGATTTTGCAGAAGATTTTAAATTAACCGTATTAATTAATTTGTCTAAACAATATACAGGTGGAAATTTTAAATTGTTTAAATGTTCAGATATTAATTTTTTTGACACAGGAGATGTGTTAATTTTTAAATCTTTTCTATCACATAAAGTTGAAAAAATTACATCCGGAGAAAGAAAAACATTAACATTTTGGATGGAAGGTCCTTGTTTTAAGTAGCTTCAGAAGAATTGATATCTTAATTAGATTGGAGTATAGTACTACCAAAATAATAAAAAGCATATATACTGGAGTTACATGTTACAAAAACTAGGTTTTTTACCCGGATTCAATAAACAGGTTACATCTACAGGAGCCGAGTCTCAATGGACAGGTGGTGAAAATGTACGTTTTAGATATGGTACCCCTGAAAAAATAGGTGGTTGGAATCAATTAGGTCAAGATAAATTAACCGGAGCTGCTAGACAATTGCATCACATGGTTAATAAAAATGGTATTAAATACGCAGCTATTGGTACAAACAGAATTTTATATGTATACTCTGGTGATGTATACTACGATATACATCCTTTAACTAATCCATCAGGCACAGCAATTACAAGTGCATTTAGCACAACTAACGGATCACCAACTGTAACTATTACATTTAGTGGATCACATAATTTTGAAGCTGGCGATATTATATTGTTTGGTGACACACCTACGTTTAGTTCTATTACTGGTTCTAATTTTGGTGCTTCAGATTTTTGTAATAAAAAATTTATGGTAACAAGTATACCAAGTTCTAATACTATAACTATTACAATGCCTAGCAATGAAACCGGATCTGGTGCAACAACATCAGGTGGTATAACTTATTTTCAATACTACCATGTAGGGCCAGCAGAACAAGTTGGTGTATTTGGATGGGGTATATCTCAATGGAGTGGAACATCAACTGCACCTCAAACAACAACTTTAAATGGTGCATTATTAAATGACGCTAATGGTACCGGTGGATCTGGAACAAGTATTACACTTAGTAGCACAACAGGTTTTCCAACAACAGGAACAAATTTTATTCAAGTAGGCACTGAAGAAATTTCTTATACAGGTGTGTTAGGAAATGATTTAACAGGTATTACAAGAGCTGTAAGAGGAACGACTAGGGCTGCTCACAGCACTGGTGCAACTGTAACTGATTATAGTGATTATTCGGGTTGGGGTCAATCATCGGCTAACACAGACACAGTTGCTGAACCGGGTATGTGGGCGTTAGATAATTTAGGTAGTACATTAATTGCTTTAATATTTAATGGAGAATGTTTTGAATGGAATGCCGATGCTGCAAATGCTACAAACACTAGAGCTACTATTATAACTGGTGCACCAACTGCATCTAGGGATATGTTAGTATCTACTCCCGATCGTCACTTAGTATTTTTTGGAACAGAAACAACTATTGGAGATAAAGCTACACAAGACGAAATGTTTATTAGGTTTTCATCTCAAGAAAATATAAATGACTATACACCTACAGCTGAAAATAGTGCAGGTACACAAAGACTGGCCGCTGGATCACGGATCATGGGAGCTAAACTTGGTAGAAATGCTATTTATGTTTGGTCTGATACTTCTTTATTTACTATGAGATTTGTTGGAACTCCTTTTACATTTGCTTTTGAACAAGTTGGTACTAACTGTGGATTGATTGGTAAGAATGCAGCCGTAGAAGTTGATGGTGCTGCATACTGGATGTCCGATAATGGTTTCTTTAGATACACAGGTAAACTAGAATCGATGGATTGTTTAGTTGAAGATTATGTTTATGACAATCTTAATGCAACATCTAATCAAATGGTTTATGCAGGTATTAATAACTTGTTTGGAGAAGTTACATGGTTTTATCCAGAATCTGGATCTAATGTTAACACACAATCAGTTACGTATAGTTATTTAGACTCAACTGCTAAACGACCTATATGGTTTGTTAATGCAAGTTCTTTATTTATTAGAACTACTTGGCAAGATTCTGCGGTATTTGGATTACCACATGCAACTCAATACGATGCAGGAACAGATACTTCTTTTGATGTAACAGGAAACACCGATGGTGTTACTTATTACTATGAACATGAAACAGGAGTTAATCAAGTAAGACTAGGAGTAACAACAGCTATACCAGCTAATATTACTTCTGGTGATTATGATATTACACAAAAAGTTATTAGAGGAGCTGCTACTAATATGGCTGATCTTAGGGGTGATGGTGAAAATATTATGAGAGTGAGTAGAATTATTCCTGACTTTATATTTCAACAAGGAAATTCTATTATACAATTAGATTTAAGAAATTATCCAAATGACACAGCAACAAGCTCATCACTTGGACCTTTTACAGTTACTTCTAGTACAACAAAAGTAGATACACGGGCTAGAGGTAGAGCCATAGCTCTTAAAATATCCAACACAGCTGTAGATACTAGTTGGAAACTAGGCACTTTTAGATTAGATATTCATGCTGGAGGAAGAAGATAATGGCAAAAATAGTACAAACATTAACTAGAGCAAGCTCAGAATATGAAGAAGACGTAGCACAGTCTTTAGTTAGAGATTTAGATGCTGTGTTAGAGAAATTAAACACTACATTTCAAGAAGAATTAAAACAGGAGATAGAAGCTAGAAGTTTCTTTTTAGATTAATGGCAGTAGTAAACCAGTATAAATTTATAGGTATAGATAACAGCACAAGTGGTAGTGCACTAACACCATTGGGATCAGGGATTCCTGCAGTTAATGAAACTATTGTTATTAAATCTATATTAGTTACTTCAGCGGGTACACCTACTGTAACTATTATAAACAATAGTATTACAGCTATTAAATCAGCACAATTAACAGCTAATACTACAAAAGAATTATTAACCCAACCGTTAATAGTAGAAGGTGGCAAAACCTTTACAGTTCAATCAAGCACAACAGACTCATTTGACGTAGCTATTAGCTACTTAAATATTAAGAAAGAGGTAACAACATAATGACAGACATACCAACACTAACGCCAGAAAAAATAATAACAACAATTAAAAACAAGAAAACAGGAGAAGTCTATGAGACTGAAGAGGCTTTAAAAGCTTCAAATATACCTGAAGAGGACGTTCAAAGAGACATAACTGTTATCATGCCGCCTCTTGATTTGTTCAGTAAAACAAAGTAAAAGGAGATACTATGGACGAAAAAATTTCAATGACAGAATCAATTGAAGCTGGAGCACCAGACATTAAATATAACCGAGGTGATATTAGAATGGGTGGTCGTGAACCAAGAGACCAAGGCAAAGAAATTGCGGCAGAAATATGGTCACAAATGGAGCCAGAACAAAAAGTTCAGTTTCAAAGTTTTGAAGCTTTTTTTATGAGTGGTATCTGGAAACAAATTTTA